ACACCTGTTTCAGCAAAGATTCTGGCGATTAACTCCATTCTCATTTGTGATTGTGTTAGAATTTGGTTTTGTCCAGTCGCTGTTTTATTTAAAGTGTTAGCATCTAGCCCTTGAGATTGTCTGGTAATTCCTGTTCTAGTTTCCTTGACGGAATCCAGATAACCCAACATCGTTGTTGCTTGTTCCGTAATAGGTTGTGCTGGAATAGGCATCATAACATTCGATGGTGGTTGTTTCGTTCTAACAATTCCACCTGGTCTATTAGTTAAAAGGTCATCCATCGCTACTTGTCCGTCTTGAACAGCAACTCTGTTATTGTTTGTTAGATACATATTATCTAACATTTGTCTCATAACAGTCGATTTAATTAATTGAATATCTTCTACGAGTTCAGATATAGATCTACCATGAAATCTGTGTGGCATAATTACAGGAGTCATGGAAACAAATGGAAAATTATCTACTTCTTCCATATCTATTATTTTACCTGTTCCAGATCCTGCAGTTGTAATTTTTAATAGTTCTGCTTTACCATCTTCATTAACATCCATTTTGATGTAGCATTCATAGATTAAAATATCATTGGTACTTTTATCACCTTCACTAGATCCATGTGAAAAATCTACGTTTTGATGTCTAGTAAATTTATCTGCTGTAAAGAAGTCGGTATCACCCGTAGGTAATCCTTCAACAAGATCTTTATCATAGCCCATTTCAACAAGTTCTGTTCTTGTTTTGTTCGTTCTATGACATACAAAGTTTGCAGAATTGATATCTTTACTTCGTCTTGAAATTAAAAATTCTTCTGGAGGAACTGGTTCAATTTTAACCTGTCCGTACAATCTTGTTCTATAAATGACTACATCGTGAAGAGTTACTTTATCTAACTCTTTTCCTTTTTCGTCTAAAATCGGTTCTTCGTATTCGGAATGATTTTTAACTTTAACTTCTGGATCTGCAACAAGATCGTTAAATTCGTCTTCGGTTAATCTTGTATATTCTTCTCTTTCAGTTTTATTAGAATCATCCCAATAAACTTTTAAGATTCCATTCTTTTGAATCAATGCATCTTTAAATGCAGAGTAAAGAGCTAGGAATCCTGAGTTCTCTTTATAAAAAACATAATTAAGGTAATCAGAACATTGACGTGCCATTTCATCGTCTTCTGGTCCAACTCCTTCGCAACTAAATACATTGTCTCCTGCAGTAAAAATTCTCATTAAAGAAGGCATGAGACTTTCTACTGTATCCAGTACATCATTAGATATTACCTGAGAACGACCTTCTTGTTCGTTCCCTAAAGGCATACCTAAATAATACTGTAATGATTTTTTTCTACGAGATACTAATTCCCCACCAATAAAACCTGATGCGTTATGTATCTCTCTTCCTAAAACTGCTAATATATCTTTTTCTGATTTCATACTATGTATCTTGTATCTACACTAATTGGTTTTTTCCATTCACTTACATCAATCGGTTCATGCACAGCTCCGTATCTTAATGCGTCTGCTGCGTGTGAACACCAATCGTGCAAAGGTTTATTTTTAAATACCTGGTTCTTATCATCCCATTGTTTTCGATATTGTCTTACAGCATCTAACCCAAGTTTACACTTTTCCCTATCGAAGTAACAATGTGGTAACATATTTCTTACCGATTCGATGCCATGATCTACTTCTAGTTTAGGTGCAACTTCAAAATCAATTCCTAATTCATTTGCTACTTCTAATCTAGATTTTCCTGTTCCTAATTCTCTAGCTTGTATATCGTGAGGAGCTATATGATGTGAATAATGATAACCCTTCTCTTCAAGTTTATCTGCATAGTGTGCTAAAGATTCTCCTGAAGTTTCGTAATAGTCAATGAGGTGTATTTCCTGTCCCACTCGTTGAGCAAACCAAATTGCTGTTGAGTCACCTATACCTAAATCCCACCACGTTTCTACACCTACATTCGTATCAACAGGCACGGATCCGATTCTTCCATCATTGTCGGCTTTCGTTATTAATCTTCCGTAATAACTTCCTGAGACCGCTGCAGTAAATGAACATTCGAACTCTTGCTCGTATTGTTCATCGGTCATTATGGAACGTGCCTGTGCCAGTTCCTCAACTGGAATCACCTTGGTATCTGATGCTCTATACATCTTACCCATCCAGTCTTTATGACCTCGTTGGGCGTAATCATAGACTTCCCAGAATTGATTATGTCCCATGGGTGTTCCGATGAACATAACCCATCCTAATTTGTCAGATATGGCTGGTCTAATAATCTCAGTCCATACCCTCGGTGACATAATTGCATATTCATCCATAACAACTCCGTCAAATCCCATTCCACGGATACTGTCAGGATGATCTGCACCAAATATTTGAATTCGACTTCCGTTAAATAAATCTATTCTTAATTCAGTCTCGTTCCTACTGCCTCCTAAATACATAAGAGGTTTTGTGTAAAATTTTAAATACTCCCAAGCAATAGATTTACCTTGTCTATATGTTGGAGCTATGAATGCACATAATGATCTGGGTTTGTTTGCTGCAGTCTTAATCATTTCGTTAACTGCTAAAACTGTTTTACCAAATCGTCTATGACAAACTAATACTGTGAATCTTTTTTTGTTTTCGTGAACTTCTCTTTGATATTCCCTAGGCTTATAGGGAATGTTTATTGTTCTAGTCTTTTTGCCACTCGACTTTGATTGCAATCGGTTCATCGGATCCTATTCTTGAAGTTGAAGATGCTAGTCTTGGATGAACGTAAGGAGCTGCCTTCTCAGCAGCATACATTTTACGATCAGGGGAAGACATTGGGTTATTTAACACAGCTAAAAGATAATCTAAAGGAGAATTTTGGTATTTAATTGACATTTCCTCCATAGATTTCCATTTTGAAGGCTTACTTTTGGATCCGAAAGGTCTTCCAGCACCTTCTCGTTTGCCTCCATGATTAGGATTTTTAGTTTCTTCTTTAACAGAAGACTTATCCACTTCATTTTCGTATGTTTTTTGTTCTGCGTCAATAGTCATTATAGAATTTTTCTGCCCTTTTTATCAAACTGTCTAACTGGAGAGTATTTATAACCTCTACCCCATTTTGTACCTAGATGTTTAGCTCCTTTATAAGCACCATAAGCAAGTAAAGTTAACCCTGGTTTTTTTAGCATCAATTTAGCGGGTTTCACTACACCCCATTTTAAAAGACGTTTACCTAAAGTAACTGATGGTTTTCCGTATTTAGCATAAGATCTAGCTGCTTTTTTACCAACTTTAACAGCTGCAGGTTTACCTGTGCCTGCATACCATTTTTTAGTACTAGCTGTACCTTTTTGTAGAAGCTGTTTGCTTTTTCCAAAAATATCTCCCTTTGGTTTTTTTTTTGTCATTATCTTTTTTTCCTTTTTGCGTATGCTTTAGCTTTTTTCTTACCAGCTTTAGTATATGCGAATTTTTTCTTTCCTACTTGTGGCATTAGACCTCCTTATTATACATATCCTGCTTTTTTAAGTGCTTTATACCTTGGATCGGATTTCGGTAGTTTTCTAAATGCTTTTACTAACTTAGGTTTTACTTCTTTACCCGAACTATATATCCCATAACTTGCTAATCCAGTAGCTCCTACAGAATATTTAATTGGATTTTTTTTAATATGCTTTGTTACTTTAGATCCATACTCAGTTGCTGGACCTCTTAATTCTTTAATAGCTTTTACAGCACTTGTGTAATGTTTTTTCGCAAATGCTTTACTTGCTATAAATGCTCCTTTTCCTATCATTATGTTCTCCTATTTTTCTTTTTCTTTTTTTTAGGTTTTAATCCTCTTGTAGCTAACTGATATGTTCCACCAATTGCAAATCCAGCAGTAATTGGGTGATCCCAAGCAAGTTTAGGAAGTTTTTTAATTCCTTTTCTTAGACCTCTGCCTTCTCTTCTAACATCAGCTGCAAGCTCTTTTCCAAAACTGCCTTTTCTTTGTCCCCAATTCACACCTGTTTTAGAAGATGTAAATATTTTATCTGTTCTTTTTTTAGCTATTTTTCTAACTTTTCTTATATGCTTTAAACTGGCAGCACCAAATCTAGTTATCATTGGTATCATCTTAATAATCCTCTTACTGCAGCATCTCTGGTTGTTGGCATGGGCATATTACCGCCTGGTCTTTGTCCCATTTGTGCCATTTGAGGAGTCATTTGCTGCTGCTGTTGCAATAACCCCTGTTGTTTAGCCTGTTCAGGCATAAGTTTAGCACGCATAATTAAACCCAGCTCTTGAGCTTCCTCAGGAGTGAGTCTGATAATTTTGTCTGCTAGTTTTTCTAGTGTTCGTTTTGCCATTATCCAAAATACTTCTGTTTTTTATATTTAATGATTCTTTCGGTAGCTCTAAATTTAGGGCTTTTAAAATTTGCAGACAGAGCTTCTGCTGCCTTTTTAGCCGCAGCTCTATCTCTTAAAAGCCATTTTAGGCTTTGTCCTGCAATTACTGGGGATTTTAAATAAGCCATTATCTTTTTCCTTGTCCTCTGTATGTTTTTCTTTTGCGGCTGTGCTTATTCGGTCTTTTCGAATGCCTGCCTTTTCTTTTCTTCTTAGTTTGCTTAACGTGGATATACCCGTATGCTCTGGGCTTGCCCATTAGTCGTTATCTAGAATATCCCATGCTACAGCACCTGTTACTGCTGCTGAAGTTTTAGGATATTTCTTTATCGTCTTCCCGAATTTTTTGGAATATATATGTCCTTTTTGGGAAGCTCCTGTTATAGCTTGGCTTACTTTAGTATGCCCTTTTTTAGCTGTATATTCTGCCGATTTTTTGGCGAATTTTCCCAGCTTCTTTTTACCTTTGTACAGATAGCGTAGCATTGATACGCCAACTCTACCTGCTGCTACAAATGGTATCATATTGTTCTCCTTCTTTGTTGTTGTTAGGATCCTGTATCTAACCACCCTATATCATCAATCGACAACACAGTCGATTTGATGAGGG